TCGTAATCCAATTAAAGACTTGCCGACAGGTTCCCACAACAGTAAATAAACCATAACGAAGCCAGCCGCCCATTTTTTGAGGATAGCCTGAGCGAAAGCGGATTTTGTCGCACTCAAAGAACCCACCCTCATTGGTGTAGTTAGTCTGATCTCTGTTTAATCCTGGTTTAAATTGTAGTTTCTGCAATGGCATACGGGTTTACCCTAGGATAAGAACAATGCTCGTTCATCGTTTCTACGAGTAACTAAGCCTTTCAGTACTTTACCCCCAGCGAGCGTATATTTCAAGAACTCTTCTGCTGCTTCTTCCATCTCGCCCCGAAGAACCTTTTGACGGAGGGTGCTGCGCTGTAGTGTTCCCAGACCAACATTGAAAGCAAAACTAACAAGAGAATCGAACTGACCTTGAGTGAGCTTAACGGGACAGTAGCGTTCAACACCTCGCTCAAAGCGATTAAGATCGTCTCTAAGAATGTCATCTACTTCCTCCATCAAAAAGGTACGGTCATCTTTGTATTCTAGTGGGTAGGCATCCCGTTCGTCTATTTTCAAAGCACCTTGCCGTGGATAGAGTACATGACCAATACCAATCGTCCACAATTTTGCGGGGCAGCGATAAGGACGCTGGCGTACACCTTCATGGTGTTTAATCATTTTGATTGCTTTATCGCTTACTTTCATCTCTTACTAAATGCCTGAGTCCCGAACCAGAAAGCAATAATGGACGCCAAAATCTGCATTTCGTCTGCATCAAACACCATTGGGATAGCCTCGGCAAACGCAGCGCCAGATGACCACGCCCACCATATAGAAGCGATGTCTACGATGATTAAGAGGAGAACAAACAGGTAGGTCACGACTGGACGCACCGAAGCACGAAGGTTAATAATCCACTGAGAAGCGCCCTTACCAATCTCAATGTCGTGGGCATACATAGCCGTACGCTCTTGGGCTTGGGTCTCCATCTGGACTTGTTCTGTCCTGATCTCTTCAATACGGGCTTGGGCAATATAGCCCGCCTCTAGCATCTTAAGCTCTCGCTCCATCTGCATCTGAGCCATAGCCATTTCATGCTTCTTATCCGAGCTGTCTTGGAAAAAGTCCAGTAGTTTAGGCAGTCCCCCCATCAGGAAGGACAGTGCTGTGGATATTAAAGTGAACATTATTATCTCCCTATAGCGGTTTCGTTATCGCCTTTGCGAACAACAACTTTATCGCCATCTACTGCAACAGTCATTGGATCACGATCAGCCATCTTATCTAGGCGAGAAATCAGTTCTTTCATAATCTCAAACTCAGGTCTGTCTTGCTTGGGAGTGGCACCAGCAACACCGTTAAGCATTGAGATTAGGGCGGTTAAAGACGCACCAAGTAGCCCCATAACGGCAGCCATCTTAGATTCTTCAAGAACTATAGAAGCACCTACGCCAATAACGACAATAAAAGTAATGTAGAAAAGACCTTGTTTGCCAATGTATTTACCAGCAACTTCTTTGGCGGTTTCATGTTCGTTCATTTTTTACTCCCCCATACAATAAAATAAGCAATCCAACCTGCTGCCAGAAAGCACCAGAACTGCACCCACTTAACCTTTTCTAACTCCGCATCAAAGTACTTGCGGTCTTCCTTCTCTAGCCGTTCAATCTCGGTCTTGATGTCTATTAGCTTTTGCCACTCCTTCGTGCCATGCTGCTTGATAAAGTCAATCCGTAATTGGTATTCCTCGTCCGAAATCTTCTTTCGGTGTTTGTATTCTTCAAGGGCTTTAAATATCGCCCGTTCTTTCCTAAACTCTGCTTCTCTGCGCTCACGAATCTTGGCATTTGCCCGTTCCTTCGCTACATCTACTGCTTCCTTCTGTACTTCCTCAATGTTCTTGCCAATCTCTCGCCCAGCTTCTCGACCAGTCTTAATCCCTTCGCTGATGCCCTTTGCACCTGCTGACAAACCCAGATCGTCTGACATAAATCAATTTAGAACACCTTTCCGCCAGCGGCTGGAACTGAAGTTGCATGAATAGAGATATGCTGTCTTAGGTTTAAAGGAGTGTTGCAGTCTGAGCAGGTATCTGCCTCTAGCTCGGCTTTATCTAAGTCGTAACCACAGGCTGCACAAACAACCTCGACCTCATGGGCAGGTTCAATCAACCCACCCTCTAAGTTTCTAGCTTCTACAAATTGTTTCATGTTAACCCCATTTCTTTACGGATCTTGGTTGCGGATATATCGGTTACTGATTTATCAAAGGTTTCCTGCTCAATCTTGTAGCCAACGTCACGCCCGTAGGTAATGTTGGTAATGTTAGGAACGACTTGAATCTCGTATTGCCCTTGGAAAAGTGGGTCTAAGTCTCTCTTAATATTGCTCTTCACTTGCTCAATAGCAAACGGGTTACTGCCCTGCCAGCCCTGACAATCACGAATTTGGATAACTACTTGACCTGTTTTGGCAATGGCACGTTCAAACAAGGCTCTATGACCTGAATGCCACGGTTGCCATCTGCCCAGCATCTGTACTGTTTCAGATTGCCAGTTAAAGACTGGGCGTCTGCGGTTCTCAATAATGTGGTTGCCGATGAACTCAGCCCACTTCTCGCAGTTCTGCTCCGTGACACGGAAGTCATAGACTGTTGGTGGGATAAAGGCTTTGTTAGTATCTTCGTACCTGCCAGCATCAATCGTGTCCATCCAGACAGTCCAGTCGGCTTTGAAGTTATTACGCATCTCTACAAGGGGTGCTACAAAGTCGCAGATAACATAATCACCGCCAGCCTCTAATGCAAACTGAGCCATGCGTAGGGATTGCCGGATTCTGCCTTCATTGGAGAAATCCCAATCGTTGTACTTCTTACGCACCTCGTCTGCATTGAACCAATTAACTTGTGCGTTAAATCCAGTAAAGGATTCTCCGTAATCTTTGCGAGTACCATTTATTTCTAAATACTTCTTTAGGGCTTGGGCTAAGTAAGTCTTACCAGAGCCAGGTAAACCCATAATCAGTATTTTCTTCATAGGAGAGCATCCAATTCATCGTGAGTAGTACAGGCATCAATAGCAGCTTGCTTGGGTGCAACAGCATCTTTAGCAGCTTGTAGGGCTACTGGGTCATAAGTAGACGGATCATTAGCTTGCTGTCTAAAAAGCATATTAAATGCCATTTGTGCGTTTTGTTTCATTTCATTTTTGCGTTCATCTACAGTTACATCAACAACGCCATAAACAGCTTCTACAGGATCTTTGGTCAAATCCCAAGTGTGACCTGTGTAGTATTGACGATGTGGAATAATCGTAGGCTTTATCTCAATTGCATTTCTCCAGCCTGGTCTGTTGTCTGGTGGTGTATCCCAACAATCTTTAACCTCACCATTTTCAATTCGTACATATAAACTCATGCTATCCTCCTAATTTTATTTGCTTGGCTGTTTAATTCTTTTGCTATTTTGTTAAAAGGTGCTTCCCAATTACCAAATGTTTCTTGACGAATTAATTTCATGCTGTCGTAATAAGGGGTTTTTTCACCATCAATAGCATACAAGAAATAAGGCATTACTGGGGTTACTACCCATGTAGGTACTCCCATAGCAGCAGATAAATGACTTACAGATGTACAGGCACTAATAACTAAGTCACAAGAAGCTACAGCATTGCGTGTATCTTCCCAAGTGTCTAATGGTACAGTTTTTACCCAAGACGGTGTTGCATCAACTCCTTCATCTCGTTGTAACGAAATAAATTCTGCGTCTGCATCTTTTACAGCATTAAACATTAGCTCATAAGGAAACTTTTTATGGTGCTCATGCTCAAATTGTGAGTTGCCTTGCCAACGCAAACCAATGCGTTTTTTATAGCTTTTTATAGCAGATGGTTTGGTTAGGTATGGCGTTCCTTCTAGGTCTGATAATTCAAACCCTAACGGTACTACCGCAGACATACCAGCTACCCAAAAATCATGGTATACACCGTATACAGCTTTATGTTGCACTACAGCTAAAACACCTTCTACATCAATAAAAAGCGAAGCTAATTGACCTGTACATGAAACAATAACTTTGCAACCACGCTGGGCAATATGTTTAGCATAACGTACTTGATGTATTTGGTCACCTAAGCCACCTTCTAAGTAAAGCAAAACAACACCCTTGCTTTTACCGTCCCACTGTGGTGTTGTTACATCAAGTCTTAAGTTGCCAAAAATTTCCTCAATCCTACCCCTGTCCATTAATTGGTAACCCTTTTGTATTTTACCTTGTCGAAGGTAATACCAGCCACGGTTATATGCAGCACGATTGTTGTTAGGCTCTTCTTTTTCAAGTTTTTGTGCAATACGCCATCCTTCAACAAAATTTCCCGTTGTCGATGCTGCAAGTTGAAAATCAAGATCATGTACTTCTGTAATAGTTCGAGGAGTTGGTAACCAAAACTCAGGTTGGCAAAATGAAAAATAATGATGTTTTAAAATATTTTTTGGATCTTCTCTATGTTGTGTTTTTAAAACAGGTTTAATGTCGTGCATACCTACAAAACCATGTAACGCTTCGTCATCTTCTGCTACGGATGACCCATCAATATTATTAAAGTCATATTCAAATGAAGGCAAATCAAGAAACTTATGAATGCGATCAAGTTGTGCTTTTGGATTACTAATTAAATCTTCATATTCAACAAAAAGAAAATTTTTAGGGTTTTGTTCGTAGCCGTCTTGTAAAGAAACATACGCTGCCTTTAAATGATCCATAAGTTGTCCAGAATTTATAAACTCATCCAAGTTTTCTGGTTTAGCAACACGAACAAAAGACGCAGCACAATCTGGAACAGAACGAACTGTGGCAACAATTTTAATCTCTCTATCTAACACTTGATTCATAGCTTGCATAATCATAGGCATGGACCAACCTCTAGATTTATCCAATACTATAGGTCTACTGACATCTTCATAAAAAGCATCAATTGTTCCACGCATAGTTTGCGCTAATTTTTTGCGGTCTAGATCATTTTTATTTAAAAGATCTGTTGAGTGCCAACTAATAGCTAACGCATTTAGTACATGAACAAGTCCAGAAGTTGTTGATACATGAATATCTTTGTTTTGATTAAGAATAGCGGCTAATACGGTAGAACCGCTTCTAGGTATTCCAGCTAAAAAATGTAAGTTTTTTTTCACAGCGTAGATTTAATACCATGCGTTTTGTTGTACATACCACCAGCAACATCTAACCAGTCGTCAGTGCCAATTTGAACTGGACTTGACCTATCAGTTCCATCGCCCAAACCTAGTTGACCATTACCGTTAGCACCCCAAGCATAAAGTTTGTTGCCCGTTGTTACAGCAAAAGAACTGTTATAACCACCTCTTGCAAATTTCCAATTAGTTAAAACGCCAACCTGTGTAAGAGTTGATCTAGAAGTTGTATCGCCTACTCCTAGCTGACCATATAGATTCCATCCTGTAGTAAACAGTTCACCAGTTGATTTTACAATTACTGTGTGATAACTACCAAAGCCTCCAAGTCCACCCGCATCTATCCAAGTAGATCCAGAGCCAACTTGTTTAGCAGATGAATAAGTGGTGGTGTTGCCTAAACCTAATCTTCCATTAAAGCCTGTCCCCCAACCCCACAGTTGACCCCCTGTTTTAAGCGCCATGACGCTTGCTTGACCATCATAAGACCCTTTAACTCTAGACCAGTCTACGTCACCACCAACTTGTACTGGTGACGAATTTGCTGCTCTTGAAGCTCCTGCACCACCCGCTGAACCCCATGACCATAAAGTTCCATCTGTTTTTACACAGAAACCAGCTGTTGTAGTTCCGCCTGGTGTTGCCCAATTGGTTGCACCGCCAACTTGAACTGGAGATGACCTATCTGTGGTATTGCCATTGCCTAATTGACCAGCAGAATTTTGACCCCAAGTCCATAAAGTTCCATCTGTTTTTACTGCTATGCAAGAATAATTACAAGCAGCTATCAATGACCAATTGGTTAACAATCCTACTTGAACTGGAGATGTTCTAGTAGTTGTATCTCCAAAACCTAATTGACCAAAATTGTTTTTACCCCACGCCCACAGTTCCCCATTTGTTTTAATACCTGCGCCCCAAGATCTACCTAGATTGGAAAATGTTTGCCAATTATCAGCTGACCCAATTTGAAGTGGAGAATTTCCTCCTGTAGCTCTTCCAAGACCATTGTCTTCATTATTACCCCATCCAAATAAGTATCTTACAACTGATGTTGTTATTGAATTACTTGCTGCACTAGGAGCGCTTGTTCCAATGGCATTAGTTGCAGTAACTGTAAATGTGTAAGAGGTTCCACCAGATAAGCCAGTTACATTAATTGTTCCTGACCCAGCTTGGACTAATGTTCCTGTACCGCCAGCAGGACTTGAAGTTGCTGTATAAGATAAAATTACAGAACCACCATCACTTGCTGGGGCTGTAAACGAAACAGTTGCTGTAGACGCTCCTGTAGCAGTTGCTGTTCCTATTGTAGGCGCACCTGGCACTGATGCCGCAGATACTCCAGCAAAATTAAGCATAATCCCGCTCATGCTAGATTCCCAGTGACCACCGCAGTAGTAGCTGTAATAAATAGAACAGTAGCTACACCCCTTGTTGTAACGCTAAAACTGTTGATGTCTGAGTCTGTGCCGCCTTTATAAAAGTTTGTAACAGCCGAACAAGTGCAAGAAATAGACCCTGTTGTATTGTTAAATATGCTAATAGCATCGCCAGCAGCAAAAACTGAAGCTGGAACTACAATTGAGCCTCCAGTTCCTAACTCAACAAACTTACCTACATCTGCGGCTGTGAGTGTATAAGCTGTTGTTTTAGCACCTACGGCTGGAATATTACGGTAGCCAACTGGATTTGTACCATCGGCTGTACAAGAATTAAGATTTCCAGAAGCTGGTGTACCAAGCGCAGGAGTAGTTAAAGTGGGCGAACTAATAGTTGGTGAATTTAAATGTGTAATAACTTCAACTACGTTAGTTGCGTTGTTATAGACAAACATTGACTTACCAGCAGGGACTGCAATGCCTGAACCTGACGTGTTCTTTACCGTAACGGCATCTGCTAACCCGTTGTTAATAAGGTACAGCTTTTCAATCTGGCAACCTGAACCAAGAACTAAGTTCCTTGCCCCGCCAGAAGTACCTGTAAGGTTTAGTCGTAGATTACGAGCTGTTTGAGCGCCATTGCTATCCGTAAGGGTAACTGTAACGTCCGAACTAGAAAAGGCGACATCCGCAGACCCTGTGATAGCTTCGCTAATTGCGATAGAGAAGTTGTTATTGGTCGTGGTTCCCCATGTACCTGTCTGGTCACCTGTACCAATCAGCTCTATTTTAAGATCACTATATGAAGATGCCATAATTTATCCTTACCTAAATAATATATATTTTATGCTGCTATTTCAACCCAGTTCGGGGTTTGGCTAGTATCAATTTCTAACCAGAAAGATACCGTTCCAACCTGCCCTACTGACTGTACACCTGTAACACTTACATTTGCTGCTGCATTTACTGTTACCTGACCAATTGATCCAATTGCCTGAAGCCCTGTTACTGGGACATTCGCTGCTGCATTTACCGTTACTTGTCCTTGCCCTACTGTGCCTGCTACACCTGTTACGGCTACATTTGCATCCGTTATAAAACTTACAGTTCCTATAGACCCTGTAGCACTTAATCCTGTTACTGGAACATTAGCGGCAGCATTTACATCTACTGAACCCTGTCCAACTGTTCCTGCTACTCCTATAACATTTACTACTGCGTCACCTTGTGCAAAAACTGTACCAATAAATCCTGTGGCTTGAAGACCCGTTACAGGTACATTTGCCGTGCCTGTTATGGCTACATTATTAATTTGTCCAGTACCACTAACACCCGTTACATCTACTACTGCAGTGCCAATAACAGTGACAGAATCTACTTGCCCAGAACCAGAAACCCCAGTAACTAATGCATTTGCTCCAGCTTCTACTGTGACAGAACCTACTGAGCCTGTTCCGTTTACTCCTGATACAACTATATTTGAATCTATTACTAAACTTACAACCCCTAAAGAACCTGTGCCTCCAACACCTACAATAAATACAGCTACACCTTCTTGAACCGCTGCTTGACCTATTTGTCCCGTGCCACTAACACCTGTTAAATCTATTACGCCTGTGCCTGTGACTTGAACTCCGCCAATACTTCCTGTTGCTACTAGTCCTGTTACTGGAGTGTTTGCCGCTGCGTTTACAGTTACACCGCTAACTGCTGCTGTGCCTGATACTCCTGTAACATTAAATTCTACGCTTGTAATAATGGCTACTGAACCTACTGCCCCAGTACCAGCTACTCCCGCACTACCTATACCCCAGCCAGTATCACCCCAACCATCGTAACCCCAACCTTCAAGGTAAACTTCTACGTTGTCTTGCTTTACTGCTTGACCTATCGCTCCTGTACCGCTAACACCTGTAAGACTTAAAACTGAGGTTCCTGTAACTGTTACACCATTTACGCTACCTGTACCAGATACACCTGTAAGGCTAACGCTAACATTTTCAGCTATTACTACTGTTCCTACAGCTCCAGTTCCTACAAGCGAAGTACTCCCAAATCCCCAAGGTGAGTCACCCCACCCATCAAGACCAAAGCCTTCTAGAGAAACGGATACATCAGCCACACCGCATTAACCTTAAGCGATGCGGATAATTGCACCAGTCGCAGTAGCCGCTGGGAACACAATCGTAAACGTACCTGCAGTCGAAGCCTTAGAACCACCAAAGTCTAGAACAGCTACGGCTGGATTACCTGTTGCGGTGTCGTTATAAATCAAAGCGCCAAATGCTGTAATGGTCGCAGTGGTAAACGATAAGTCCGCAAAGTCGGTAAGCGCTGTAGTTCCAGAAGACGTTGGAGTTACTTTGGTTAATGTTCCGCCACCTGCAACATATGAACCTGAGGCTGTTACTTCGTTAGTGGTTGTATAAGCCGTGGTAGCAGCAGTAAATGAAGCACTGTTGTTATACAAAGCTAGTTTAAAAGTCTGACCAGAGCCAGTTGAAAAGTTATGCACGCCTTGTAAGATTTGAACCTTAAAAGAGGTTGGCATGAAGTTACCTGTAAAAGCCATTTAAATTCTCCTTAATAAATTGGCAGCCTCAACTTCACCGCCTTGTACACAAACTTGAATGCAACTAGCCCTTTCGGACTGCGCTGCACGACTCAAATATTCAGAGATTGTACGCTCTAATGCCTCTCTGAAATACTTTGCTTGCTCCCGAATTTCGGGCGGGGCAGTTTCTGATACCCCAATGATCCTATTTACGCAGAGTTCTGTCAATTCTTCAAGCGGTAAACCGCCATAATTACTTGTTTTTACGAGAGGGCTGATAATATCGCCAGTTTTAATTTCAAACATTTATGTCCTCTTTGCTTCTGGTGGGTTGTATTCCACCTCGTCTTTTACCGTATCTTTAATTTCAGAGTACTTTTTAGCCACAAACCGTTCGTTTTCTAGCCCTACGACCAACGGATCACTAAGGCGGTGGTAGCCGTACAGCTTACTAATAGTCGGCTCGCTGGTGTCTAACAGGCATGATCCTTGAGCTATACCAACCTTAATGCCCCGTTCCATTGCTTTTGCCAGTAAAAACTCGCAACACGCCCTACCTGCCTCGGCAAAGTGGACTACGTTTTTGTAAGAAAAATCAATCCCATACAGGTGAATTTGTCCTACTTTGGCAGCAATTGCATAGCCAATAGCAAAGGCTACGGTGTTGTTAAAGTATCCCGTCCCGCAAGCATTCATTACTTCATCTAAGGGAAACTCTACTAATCCAGGACAACGGGGATCTAATTCACAAGTATAGATTGGTCCTGTGTGTTTCTCTAGTACCGACCGCATAAGTCCCGTTTGAGTGCCTGCATCATCACTATCTAGGAATCGGCTGGCTGGATCCATCATAAAGACTCGGTCGTGGTAAATGACCCCTGCCATAGCATTAATTGCCCATACTTCATCAATTGGCTGAGAATGGGTTTTGGCTAGGATGAACTGACTGTGGGATTTACCCATTGCCACAATAGCAATACTTTTACCTGATAAATCTGGAACTTTGTTAATCATCTAACTGGATACCTTACTTGTCCACTTCTGTAGGCGTCTTGACGGTTCTTACCATCGCCTAATTGTTTAAGTTCTGCCATTGCATCGTCATAGCGGGCTTTATACATTGTCATAGTATCAGCGTCTGTTTTCATAAATAAAGCTGCTTCTAGCAATGCCCCATACAGAAGAGCAGAGTCAAAGTTTGTCCCTAACCAAGACGTCCCTGCGGTCACAATTGACGTTGGATAGTAAAAATAATGAAGCTCTGAATTGTAAGTAGCGTCTGGGGTAGGTCCTAGAATAAAGGTATTGTCGTCAAAAACAGCGTAATACTCAGGTTTTCCAAAAAACGCTGAATCTGTATCAGGATAGGACTCACGGATAAAGTTAACGTCTTTATTCAATAAGTAGTGATACTCATTTGCCGCATTAATCACCGCAAGACTAAAGGTTGATAGCCAGTCTGAAGGAGTCGATAAGTACTTATTTCCTACAGTCATAGTACCCGTAACGTTCTTGCGGATAGCAGGTAACTGCACCATGTTATAGATGCGTTGCTCCGCCAACTGTACAAACCTAGCAATCTGCTCGGCAGATGTAAACGACCCAACTGTTGCTGGGAAGTCATTCTCAGCAAAGCCTTTAATAGCGGACGTTAACTGCGTGTAATTCATCCCATCTTCCCGCTAGACATACGACCTTTGGTTGCTGCACCAGCACCACGCATCTCGATCTTGCCATATTGGTTTATAGGTTTACCTTTAAACTTACTAATCCCACCAACAGAAATATCCGTAGTAGCCATTTCTTGTGCGCCAGTCATACCTTTGGAAGTTAGCCCTTTAGCAGAGATTGTCTTACCCTTCATTGTATGGGGAGGAGCATAGACTTTAGCGTCTCCTACTTCTTTACCCATTACTTTTTTAGAGAACTTAGCCATTATCGACCTCTTCCTGCGCTTTTACGCATCATTTGGTTTTGAACTTTTGCTAAACCACGTCCAATTTTCTTCATGACCATCTGGTCTTTACCGCCCATCTTCGGCTTTGCTTTCATGCCCAAGACTGTAGGACCGCTATCACCTAAGTTTTTACCTTCGGTCTTGCCTTTTTTAGCAATCCCATCTGCGCTTTTCTTAAACATTTTTAACTCCTTATGTTGTTGTTACTGTTACGCTACCTACCTGACCTTCTGGGGCTAAGTTGTTGGGGGTTAATCCATCATCTCTAGACCCACCAACAGGGTTCCACCCCCATTGGAATATTCTACTACCACCTTCTGGAAAACCAACACCTTCTAAGGTATTGTCGTTTGTTCCATTAATCTGTAAACCGCTACTTCCAGATACCGTATAACTTATATCAGGACGTGGTTCCCGTACAGCCTGTGGGTCATCTACTGGATATAAACCTAACGACAACTGCGGTTGATCTGGATCCCAACAGCTAGGACACACCTTAATGTTCTTTATCTGTTGCTTTACAACTAACTTCCGTAGCTCCTTTAGCTTATACCTCTGACCGCATCGGTCACATTCGGCAATCGCAAATTTGCCACTACTAAATTTATTAGGCATAGAAGGTCGTCCTAGGAACGAACCTAGAAGCGGCTTTTTCTCTGTCCTCCGTAGAAGCCATGAGCCACTGCTCCTCGTATTCTTGCTTTAAAAATTGCACTCGTGCCTGTCCATCTGGTAGCTTTTGAGCCATATAGAAAGCCAATCCTGCCACCATACAAGGTAATAGGCGAAAGGGAATATCAGGCTCTACCGCTCCATTAGATCCAGCATCTTGAATCCTACGCAACCTCCAATACACAAAGGTATAAGGACCACCACCAGCATCGGGCGTGGGCCAAACGTTAATAGAAGGAAGGTTCTGTATCGTAAGAGCCGCACCTGTTGTATGGGCAGCCGCTGTAGTACCGTTTTGACCACGGTAGCAGTTTGTTAATACATTCCCTACTACGTTGGCATAGCTGATTGTCTCATTGTCAATCTTGACAAACCCACCGATTGGAAGGGCGCTGGCGTCACTAACGGTAATAGATGTGGTCACAGCATCAATCGTGCCGTTTAAGGTCACAGCGGTCGAATTAGACTGTCCTGTCTGGCGGTTAAACCAAACTTGAATAGGACGCCCAGTAGTTAGCTTATTAGGAATCGTAGAGTAGGTAGACTCTGAAATACGGCTAATATTGATGTCAATCTGATTGCTGGTAACACCGTTATTCTGACGGACTACATGGTCTAGAAGATCAATTGTGTTGACTGGAATAGGATAGATACCTTGCCCAGTAACCATTGCAATTTGACCCTGCTCGATTGTCCAGAGGTTAATACCACGGTTAGCCCATTCAACCGTCAATAGGTTCAGGGATCTGCGGGCAGTTCGCATATCGTAACCAGTACGCAATTCCGTACCACAACGCTCAAAAGCCTCTTCAATGAGGTTATTAAGGTCTAGATTAAACGCAGAAGTTCCTGAAGTACTCATATTTTCCTATATGGTTTTACTTTTGCTTTTACCTTTTTGGGCTGCGGCACGAACTGTTTTCCCTGTGCTTTTCCTTGCCGTTTTGCCCGTGTTGTTGCTGCGTACTCCTGTGGACTTAGGGCTTCGATTGCTTTTTTTGGCAGGTATCTCTCGCCTGTTTCGGACGACTTCTTCCCTGACTTGGTTGTCCATTTCTGGTCTCCCCAAGCCTTTAAAGAACGCTGAGATTTTGCTAAACCACTCATTTATAGCCACCGCCAGCTGCCTTATATTTTTTAGCTACCAACTGCGCTTTTCTAGCTGACCACTGACCTGCGCCAGTACCATGTGTTGCAGCTGCTTTTACCTGAGAAACAATCCGTTTACGTAAACTGGGTTTAGTGTAATTACCCGCAGCATTGACATTACCGCCTTCTTTAAATTGGGTAAAGTCGGTATCATCCCTACGAGCCTTTTTCTTAGCACTAGGCATCTTAGAGGGGTTAATGGCACCCATCCCACGACTTGGTCTCATGCTCTTGTCTTTCCTCTAATTGCTATACCGTCTGCTCGTTTTGAGGCACTAGATACTTTGCCACCAGACTTATAGTTTCGTTTTTTAAGTTTATTACCCATCATACCTTTTTCAAGATCACTAGCAGCACTTGCCATATTTAGCATCTGTTTCATATCGTTAATAGCTGCTTGGCGAATTAAAGGGCTTTTTGGCTGACGGTTATCTGCAAACTCTTTGTTCTCAGCAGCTTTAGCTTTCTGGTCTTTTTCTGGCGGATTATGTATAGCGTGTACCTCCTTGTATCCTGGGTCTGCAGGCTTTTTTCTCTGCAATTGCTCAGGAGTAGACCCAAACCCCAAATCTATTTGGGCTGAAGGACTAATAGGATTTACACGTTTATCCATTACGCTCTAGTCTTCCCACGAATAGCGATGCCGTCAGCACGTTTAGATGCTGAAGAAATAGCACCACCTTTAGCTTTTTTGACTGGTTCTGGTGGTTTTGCTTCTTTTGCTTTATTTCTACGCTCTTTAGATTCCTCACGAGTTTCACCACCTAACTCCTCATTAATAACTTCAACGGGATTGGCTAGATTTTTAGTATCTAAATAATCGCTGGCTTTATCGCTTAAACCTTTGAGCATTTGTTTCATGTTAGCAAGCTCCACCTTTAGTCATCTTAACCATTTTGCCTTTGGTTTTGCCTTTGATTTCAATGCCACCACCTTTAGCCATGCCGTGCATACGCTTCTCATGCCCTTTTACAGCTTTGGTAGCTACCTTCTTCATCATTGGCTTGTCTTTGGTAACATCTGAATGAACCTTACCACCGTGTTTCATTTTGCCAACACCATCCGCAGCAAACGCTGGGACTTTTTTGCCATCCTTCTCAACCATTGGCATGCCGCCACCAGCCATCTTCATGGGTTTCTTTTTAGCCATAATAGCCATCATTCCTGGGTTCATCTTTTTCATGGTTCCACCTTGTTTAAACGTTTTGCCTTTATCGGCAGTTAAAAATTCCTTCCCTATAGAAGAAGGCACTCCTGCTTTTTTGGCAAACTTTGGGTTATTAGCCACAGCCGCCATGAAATTGTGTTGTTTTTTTGATACGCTTGGCATTATTTACCTTTTAATAAGTTGGTCAATTTTGTCTTCAAGTTTGTTAAACCTTGCATCCATGTGTTCAACAATTCGTTCCACTTCTGCTTTAGTGACGTTATCACGGGCAACCTCTT